CTGCTCCACTAGCACTTCCATCTTTATTGTAAAGCACCCGCTGCATCTGCAAATATAATTACTTGTCTAATACGAGATCGCTGCGCACCCACAACTGCTGCACTTGTACCTTGTGTCCAGTTAAAGCTCTTACATCTGATGATGACATTTGTATCTCCCATTAAGCTAAGTTAATGTTTTGTTGATACAGAATTGTAATTCTACACTCTCCTGCATTAGTTGCGGCAGAGTTAGTTACATTCATTCTTACATCACTTGTGCCAACATCTTCCCAAGCCAATGCTCCTCCTGCTTTCGTAGTTGGATATTGTCTTCCTGCTGTTGTACCAATTGTATAAGCATTTACAAATGCAGTTGCGGCTCCACCAACTGCACCAACACTTATATTTGTTGTAGCATTNGCGGCAGTTATAATATCAAATACAATATCAATGATTTGTGAGTTTGCTGGAATAATCATATCAGTAGCTTGAGCTGCAATAGCACCACCTGATAAATCAATCGCATGAGTTTGTGCCATTACAACTTGACCTGTATTTTTCATATTAGTGCCAACTGTAGTGCCAGTAGTATTTTTGATAGTTCCAGCTTTTATTGGGCCGGAAAAAGTTGTAGTACCCATATTAATTCTCCTGTTTGGGTTAATCTATTACATTAGTGTAATAGTCAGAAAAAAAGTTCACTTGAACTTTTATATAATAAAAAAGGGTGACAATCAAGCCACCCTTTAATATTTAATTTATTTATGCTCCCGGTGAGCCGTAGACACCTAACGGATCAGATACACCAAAGCTGTATCTTTCTCTCGCTTTATATCTTACGTTACCAGTATCAAAATCGCCATCCATAGATGTTTGCATTGGAGTACGATTAAACATTTTCATGCCATTAGGAACATCTGTAATGATATAAAAACTATCTGCATCTGTTAAGTAATGGTTTACTCTATATCCTTCAGGAATAGTTCCATTAGTTTTAAGTGCATTAATATCATTATCAGCAGTACCAACTCGTAAGTCTGTCTGCAATAATCTAGTTGCAATAAACATTGAACTCGGTGGAACAATCAACTTTCTTGGGCGAGCGGCTATTAATAGTCCTCTCTCATCCACATAACCAGCAATATCAATTACTGCTTGTTCAAGTGATGTTTCATTAAGATCAGCATTTGTGCTAGGTCTATTAGCATTAAGTCCACCAGCAACAGTAGGGTGGGAAGCATTAAATAATGTTACACCATCACCTGAATTAAATGATGCGAAACCATTATTTAATATAGCTGCCGCCTTAGTTTGCTTAGTGTATGCCATAGCTCTTGCTAGTGCTTTAGTATATCTTGCAGAAAGAGAATCATAAAGATTATCTTCCATTGCTTCTTCAGTTATAGCAAATCCCATTGCGATGGTTTCGTGGTTGTAACGAGCTGTAAAAGATTCTTGTGCGTTATCATAGCTGATAGCGGAACCTTCATCTTTTACTGGAGCAGCATTAAAGCCACTTAACTTGACTTCTTCTTCAAACGATCTGTCTGAGGATTCGGTCTCGTATATCTCTTCATGCTCATTTTCATATTTGCTGTACTCTAATCCGAACAATGCATTCAAACCGGGCAAAAGTTCTTTCAGCAGTTGTGCTCTTGAAATAGCCATTTACTAAACTCCTTATATTCCAGTTGTATTGTCCATGAGGTGTCCAGCATTAAACTTGACGATAACATCAGTGTAACTATCACCAACTGCCGAGTTCGGTCCATCAACGAATTGAATGATACGAACTGGTAGCGTGTTGGTTGTAGCTGCGGTAGATATATCGACTGCGTTTTTGCTAGTACCTATAGAGGTTGAGCCTGCTGTTTGAATGACTGCACAATTAGTTCCCAACACAGCTTGTGCGGCAGAACCGTCACATTGCATTTGGAAAGTAATGTCAGGATCATCCATAACATAGGCTACAGCATCAGAAGCAGCAGTAGAAGCGGGCCATTGTTGATTAAAGGTCTTTTGATTAGTACTTGGATCGGTGTAAGCACATCCGACAAAAATACCAATTGGAGTTAAAGAAGTAGTACCAGTATCTTTTTCGACAGTACCGGCAGTAACTAACTTAACGAAGTCGCCATAAAAAATAGCAGTGCCATAAGCACTTGCAATTTTATAGTGACGAACTTTTCCACTAAAAGAGCCATTACAACTAAGTCCAGCTTGTGGCATAGCACCGTAAGGTGTTGCACTACTAGGCATATAATACTCCCTATTACATCACAAAGTTAAATTGTATAACCCCATGAAATAAAATTATTTCTTGGAGTTACTCCCAAAAGTAACCCTAGTTTGCCTTTCTGGTTGAAGAACAGGCATTCTTGGGTCATTCTCTCTAAGATAATTACTATCAATTCCACTCATTTGTTGATCAGCCATCTTTTCGTAGTATTCCCTACGATCTTTGACCATCTCCACTGGAGCTTTACATAGTAATAATCCACCAACTTCAATTGCACCTTCCTGCCCCCAGCGAGAGCCTTCGTCTGAAAGTATTTTCAAACTAGGTTGTGTCTCTGCTTTGACGACCTCCCAGCCTTCTCTGAACTTGCTGGAAACATTAGTGTTATCNGGACTACCAATCATGCTGGTTCNTANCCATCTAAACACCCATCCTTCCTCCGGTTCGGGGTCGGGCAGTACATTTGGTGGTGACCAAGACTTTTTTCGTTCTGTGGTTTTTCGATTATACTCCTCTCTTGGAGTGCGCTCTTCAGACATATAAATATCCTCTAGTTATTTGCAGACATATCCTTAACCAATTGGTTAGCATATTGTTCTGGAGTTACCCCAAGACGCTTTGCGAGGGCGACTTGAGTTGCTGTAAGCTGTATTTTGCGTGGTTTTGCACCATTATTGCGTGTAGCAGGTGCGACCACGGAACTTTGGGAATTAGAGCTTACAGCCTCTTTTTCTTCTTTATTCCCAAAGAAATCTGGAAAAACTTGTTTCATTCTTTCATCTATTTTTTCATAGTATTCATCAGAACGAGGATCAAGGTTTTCTTCTCTGACTAATTTTTCATGCACACCATAAGCAAAACTGGTCATTTCAGCATCATTACCAAACCATTGGTTCTTTGCTTGCCAAGAAATTGCCTTATCATCAGGTCTTGGTGGCATTTGTTGTTGAGGAACAAATTGTTCTTGTTGTTCAGGAACAAATGTTTCCTCTGGAATTTGAGCGTTGAATTGTTCGGCACTCGCCGCATCCATCGTTGCTCTTGTTAAGGCTTCTTGAGCGGCAACCATTTCCTCTGTATTGCCCTGTTCATAAGCCTCTTTGTATTTTTGTTGGGCAGCTTGTTTAGCAAATGCTGCTCGTTCTTCAGCTTGTTTCCCTAAATACTGCTGTCCATCTGAAACCAATCGATTTAAACGATCATTTTCAGACTTAACTCTTTGTGCATAGACAATTGCCTCATCTCGAAGTTTTGCAGCTTGTTCCTTTTGTCGCCTTTCTTCGTGATGCTTGGCAGTCAATTGATCAATTCTTTTCTGAACACCTTTGTCAACATTCAGAATTTCTTCATCAACTGCTTTATCATCTTTAACATCTTCGGCAAAAACCTTTTCTTTCTTCTCTGGTTTAGCCTCTGCATCGTCAATAATTTCAATATCAATTTCACCTTCGGGTTCAACCACTTCATCTGGCTTTGAGCCAATCTTTGATTTCACGCCTAAGAACTTTTCTTCTGTACTCATGGTTGAGTTTTCGTTTGCATCGCTCATACTTTTTCTATCCCTCTGGGATCATCAACCACTGCTTCGACATTATCATCATTTATGATGCGAAATTCTTTCCCATAAATCTTAATACGAGTGCCACTAAATGATCGAAACACAACAAAATCGCCTTCTTTACACCAAGGTCCAGTTGGGAATCGGGTTTCATCTTTGTAACAATCCGGACCCATTTTTAAGACAAAACCTGTAATCGTGGAGATTTCTTCATAGCGGATTGTTTCTTCCGCCTTGATGATACCACCTTCGGTCTTTTCTTCTTTTTCTGGGATTGCTATTAGGATTCTATATCCTGTGGGTTCGGGCAACTGTGTTGCCTCTTGCTTTTCTTTCTCTATATCGAGAGCAGTTTCCATGACCACCTCTTTGCACGGAATTATAAAAGGTTTCCGAGTTACCTTGCGGCATTATGCCGTTTTTAGAGTCGTTCTAATTCCTGAATAATATCCAAGAGTTCACGCTCTGCGAGGGCTAAACCCTCGATTACACCAGATTGATGTTTATATTCATCAAAGCTAGTACAACTTCCTGTGGCGATATTATCTGCTCTATCGTTCATCAGATCACGCAATCTTGACTTAAATTTCTCAATCAGCGTGTCGCCTGTAAAATCTTCTCTAGCCATTATTATTATCAGATGTTATATCAGATGCAAGTTTAGATGCAATCTCTGCGGCTTTCTGAGCTTCTTCGCTTTCAATCTTTTCGCCTTCAACCTGAGCATCAATAATATCACTAACCAATTTTTGTTCCATGCTGGATTCGGCAATCTTCTCTTGAGATCGAATCCGCTCAAGCTCAATAGCATCACGGCTTTGAGACTTCTGAGCATCAATCTGAGCATCCAACATATCGGCTTGAGCTTTACGCTGAACTTCAGCCTCCTTGATATCCAGTTCACGCATTTTGGCTTGAACCAGAGGGTCTTGCATTTGTTCTTGTATTCTTTGAGCCTCCGCTTCTCTTTGATGTTTCTGTAACAGTCTTTCCGCAGCATCA